TGACGGCAGCTGACACAAACACATTCCTCGCAAACTCAGGTTTGGTGTACCTCGGCGGTGGAAACCTAAGCGGCTCTCAAACCGATTTTTTAGGGTGCTTTTCCAGCAACTACACCAACTACCGAGTGGTCATCAGCCAAGGCACATTGAGCGCAGCAACAGACTTCTGCCTGAACTTCCTTCTTGGTGCAGCTCCAATTGCGTCAAGCGCTTTTTACTACGGCTATGTCGGCCTTACCTCAGGTGGTGCTGCAAGCAATCAAAACGGTGCAGGCGTTGCCATTGGTAGAACAGGTGCATACACCTCCGGCGGCGGTCAAATGTTTGTTCTGTCCTTCGATGTTTACGCACCAAATGTGAACACTTGGACACGATGGGCAGGACAGGCTTGTAACCAAGCGGACCTCGGTTCACGATCGGGTGGAGGACATTGGGCTGACAACACCCAGTTCACTGGGCTCCGACTTCAGAGCGCTGGCGGACAAACCATCACAGGCAAAGCAGAGATTTACGGATACCGAATTCCATGAGCAACCCATTAAAAACCATTTACTATTTCGACGGCACACCAACCGAGACACGCGAAATGACCGACGCTGAAGTGCTTGAAGCTTTCCCTGATGGCCTGGACCCAGCCGATGAAGCGCCTGCTGCTGACGCTTAGCCTCGTCGCGGTTCTTGCTTCTTGCGCTGACCGCGTGCGCGAAAACTGCGAAACCACTCAAGCCACTGGACTCTTTGAAAGGCGCTGCCAATGAAACCCGAAAACCGTCTGACTAACGAAGAAATTAAAGCCCGCATCATTTTGTTTGTGGCGCTTGGATTGACCATCTCATTTGTGATGGCTATTGGGTCACTTATATTCGGGCTTCTATTCGTGACGCAACCGACAGAGCAGTCCCCCAACGACGCCGAGGCTTGGGGCGTATTGTCACCCATGCTCATGACGCTTGCTGGCGGGTTGATTGGGGTATTAGCTGGTAACGGGATCAAGAATCCACCAAAGGACCCACAGCCATGATTAGTTCCGCTATCACAGTCACGACGACTGCACAGAGAATCCTGGCTAAGTCCAACAGTTACAGAACCGTCTACATTCACGTCCAGGGCGCTGGCACTGTGTACCTCGGTGGTCCGACTGTTAGTTCTACTAACGGACTTCTTACCGAAAAGCATGCCGTTCCATTAACACTTGAGATTCCTGCACAAGAGGAACTATGGGCCGTCACCGCATCAGGAACTGAGTCACTTCGACTCCTTCTGCCTGACCTTTACAATCAGTGATATGAAATACACCGGATACGACAACACTGCCGAGCAGAAGTTAAAAGGAACCGAACGCTTTGTCGAGCTGTGCGGTCGCCGTTGGGGTTTTAAGAACCTCGGAACCCTCGTCGTCAGACAGATGAGATCGGGACAAGGCATGTCAGTCCACGCGACAGGAAGAGCATGCGACATTGGGTTTCCTAACACAAAGCAGGGACACGCCGACGCTGTTGAGGCGATGCTGTGGTTCGTTAAGTACTACAAGGAACTTGGCATCGAAGAGGTGCATGACTACGGCGGTCTGATCAACGGCACTTGGCAGGGCTGGCGCTGTAACCGCAAAGGCAAGCCAGGCTGGAAGAAGTGGACCGACACCGACAACGGTGGTTCAAAAAACGGCCGCTGGATTCATGTTGAATTGGCTGGCAAATCAAACGGTGGTTTCGCTGAGGACGACGTTGCTCTAGAAGCAGCTTGGCGCGCGCTTCCCAAACCGAACGCATAGCGGGTCCTGGTAGTCCCGCTTTGCCAGGTGGGTGGGTGTCTTCTTCATCGCCCATCCACCACCTCTCGCTAAAAGTTTTATAATCTGACGGAGTCGTACCAGGCGACAGAAAGAAGAAAACAATGTTAGAAGACCTGCCACTGTTCCGCAGTGCTGATCCAATTACCTCCGTCCAAGGCGCTGGGGATGTCAAGCCACGCCGAACCACTCAGGCGATGCAGCTGCTTGCAGAGTACGCCCACCGAGACGGCCTCACCGATGAGGAGGCTGGACTCTTCTCAGGGCTTCTAAGCCGTCCTAAGTGCTGCTACTGGAAACGGTGCAGCGAACTACGCGCCAAGGGTTTCATCGCCCCTACGGGCGTTACAAGGCTCTCCAGCGCAGGCTCAGCCATGCAAGTCTGCACCATCACCGACGAAGGCAGGAAGGCACTCGCATGATCTACTTCGTGACCGTCCCTCTACTAGCCTTTTTTTCGTGCCTCATCTACGGCATGTACCAAGCCCTAGACATTGAGACACACTGGCAAGACCCGCCATACGACTGGAACTTCGAAGACGAAGACCTGTGGCTCGAAGAGCCTGACCTATCCCTCTAACAAAGAAGAGAAGTTTGAAACGCTATGTGTTGTGCTTCGCACTATTCGCCGTACTTATCCCGCCCATGCAAGTACAAGCTGCACCCCAGTGGAAATGTCCGCAGCTCCACGCCATGTTCCGCTTGCACGGCCTACCCGTTCCGGTCTTCGACCGCCTCGCATGGCGCGAGAGTCGATGCATCGTGGACGTTGTCTCTAAACCAAACGGAGACGGGTCTAGAGATATCGGGGCTCTCCAAATCAACAGCAGCTGGAGAAGTCTCACGGCTCGCACGTGTAATCGCCCGGCTCGCGAAGTGGTTAAAAGCCTGAGAGTCCTTTCGTGTAACTTAAAAGTCGCAGCCGTCCTTTGGAACGGTGGCAAAGGTGCGTCCAACTGGCGTGTCTCATCCCAAAAATAAACCAGGAGAAAAAAATAATGAAGAAACCATCCAAGACCGTTTCGGTCCAGTTGCCGACCGAGGACATTGAAGCCCTCGAATCTCTCATCGGGGGCAGTTGGAATTACCGTGGTGAAGACTGGAACATTAAGCGTCTTTCCGATGCCATTCGATGGGCCATGGCAGACGTAATCCGTGAACGCAAGACCGTCCTGCATGAGACCAAATTAAAAGAAGCGAAGGCAGCAGCTGCGAAAGCAAAGCGCGAAGCAAAGAAGGCTGAAGCCAATGGCATTTGATCTCGAGGCATACGAGCCCGTCGCCCTAAGACTTGACCGATGGCTCAAACAACATCCAAACGGCATTGTTAAAACACAGTTGCTTAGTCAGCCTGGCGCTGACATTTGTGTCTTCGTTGCAGAGCTGTGGCTTGACGGCCAATGCGTCTCAACCGGGCATGCAGAAGAAGTCCGCAACTCAAACATGATTAATAAAACCTCTTCAATGGAGGTATGTGAAACGTCGGCAATCGGGCGCGCCTTGGCTAACGCAGGGATGGCGGGTTCAGACATGACGAAACGTCCAAGCCGTGAAGAGATGGGCAAGGTTGAGAGAACAGCAGCGGCGAGCCGTGGCTACCTTCCACGCTCTACCACTGCTTTCCCTGACCGCCCAAAGCCTTCGCCAATGGCAGAAGCAAACGGCGTAAGGGTGCGAGGCAATCAGTTTGGTGAGTTGCCCGACTGGTTAGTCCTCGAAGCCTTCCAAGCAGGCGTGACAGAGGTGTACGACAACCGTGACCAGGTAGCAGGCACGAAGCGCCCATGGTTTAAAGCCACCACAGGAGGCAAGGACGCTAAAGCCTTTTGGCCGCCTAAGGGCACACCTGATCCAGTTGTTGCCACGCATGAAGACGACTTGTCCGAGCCAGGCGAAGAGGAGCCATTCTGATGCTTCTCACAATCACAATCGTCTGCAATGTAATTGCCATAGTTGCCAGCATTGGCAGCATCATCATCTCGAGGAGGGGCTAATGGACGCAGGGACAATGAAGGACTACATCGACGACCTCATCCAGCAAGTCAACTGGCTCACTGCTCAAGTTGAGTTTTGGCGTACAACCGCCCGAACCGCAATGGACAACACAGACAAAGCCCTGACAGTCATTGAACTGCAAAAGGCTCTACAGGCTGAAATAAATAAAGCAGCACCGAATGATTGAGTTTGTTTATTTTGTGTCGCACAGCGTCGCAATGATTGCCCTGGGCATTTGGCTGGCGGGCCGTCATGGGTAAAGCAATCCTCTGCCCGTTCTACACATGCAAGAACGAAACCAGTGGCTACTGCGCCATGCACCGCCACCTTCTCCCAGCCATAGAACGCGTTGTCGAACACATGGACCCGGAAGGGATTCTCACATTCAACGTCAACGTGTCAAATCTCCTGCCTATGGTCAAAATGATGGAAGAGCAATACCGCGACCTCAGACGCCTAGAGCGTGAACTGACCAGCTGCAGCGCCGAACTCGGTCGCATCCTTGGAGGCGTGTGATGGCAGGTGAAGCGACAGAGCGCATTTGGCAAGACAAGGTCGAGCACATTGCAAAGATGAATTCGTGGATGGTCTTCCACCCTCAACCTCATCAGGTGCGTGGAGGTGTGTGGCGTTCAGACGGCAAAGGCTTTCCCGATCTGGTACTTGCTCACCGGGACCGTGGTCTCATCTTTGCTGAGTTAAAACTTGAAAGCACAAAGCTCACACCTGCTCAGGTCATGTGGGCTAACGCTGTGAAACCGTGGGCGGAGTACTACGTGTGGAGGCCGTCAATGATTGACCTCATCGCCGCTCGACTCGGAAAGAAACCTGAGTAGTTGACACAAATTATTTAACGAGCCATGATGCCCACAACAGATCAGACACACCAGGTCGTACACCCTTTGCACGGTGCGGGACTTATGCAGGGGAACCTGCTAGAGCGCCATGCGTTACAGCTGGTGTGCAGAGTACGAACTTCTAAAACGAGAATGGTGTCCGTCCATTGGTGTTTAACATCCGGCGACCATGGCTACTTGCCTAAACCGTGGGGGGCAATCACCGCGCAGAACTTAACCACACACAAGAGAACAACCGCAGCGCGCCAGCGCAAGGGCGTTAGAAAGAAACGATCATGACCAAACACTCCGCCCCCGCCTACAACTCCACCGCCTACAAACGCATACGCAAACAACTCCTCGACGAAGACCCCACCTGCACCATCTGCGGCCGCGAAGGAAACACCATCGACCACATCAAACCAGTCGACA